AGGAGACCCAGAAGAGGCTCAGAGGCCGCCAGCGGCGGCCCCTGGGCACTAGGAGAGGGGTGTGATGCGGACGCCGGGGTCGCGCGGGGCGCGCTTGCCGCCGGATGGGCCGCCGCGCTTGATCGGGCGCTGCACCTGAGCCGGCATCGTTACGCCGGCAGAGGTTGGCTTGGAGTGCGGCGTCGCGCCAATGCCGTACGTCGAGAACTTGACGTTCGGCGTGGTCTTCTTCGGGTTGTTGAGACCCTGGGCTGGGCGCTTGACCGTCCTGCCCATGGCTACAGCTGAACGACCTTCGGAGTCGCGTCACCGACGAGGCGCTTGCCCTTGAACGCCGTCGGGATGTCCTTCGGCTTCGTGGCCTTGCCCATGTTGACGACGTGCGGAGTGCCGTTGTCCTTGGTGTAGGCCGGCTTCGGGCGCGCGAAGTTGCCCGTGTTGTTCTGGCCCAAGGCTGGGCGGGAGACCTTGCGGCCGTTCTTGGTCATGTTGCTGCGTGCCATGCTGATGCCCTCCTAGAAGGCTGCGACCTGGTTCTTGACGGTTGCGGTGATGATCGGCGAGTTGCGCTGTGCTGCTGCGCGGACCGAGACGACGATCGGGTCGCCGCCAGCGTTCGGCTCTACCGGGAACTCCTCGTACGCGATGACGGGGAGGTTGAAGGCGATCGAGTTGTTGGCGCTCTTGGTGAAGGTGAAGACCGCCGACGTGGTGTACGTCGTGGAGGCCTGCGTGGTACCGGCTGCGCCGCCGTAGTGGAACTTGTTGTACTCCGTCAGGTCCGCGAAGATCATGTCGAAGCCGAGCGAGATCTCGCGCGTGCCCTCGACAACGTCGTACGGGATGGAGGAGTCGGTCTGCTGAAGCGAGAGGTTGTTCTCGATGGTCAGCTCGAACGAGGAGACCAGCGCGGTCGCGCCGCCGGAGAGTGTGACTGCGCCGGTGACGTCGTTGAAGTTGTAGACCGGGCCGGACTGGATCGTGATCGGTGTGGCGTTGTCCGGCGTCACCGTGAGGCGCGTGGACGAACGGCCCATGATGCCGAGGGTCGCGGTCAGCGGGCCGCCGGTGTCGGCGGAGATGCTGATCGAGCCGACCTTGCAGTCGAGGTACTGCTCCCACAGTGTGTCCGCGATGTTGCGCCACACCGTGACGTACGGCAGCACGTTGGCTGGCGTGATCGCGTGGGTGAAGTTCGGCATGGAGCCTGTCGGTGCGTCCGCGCCGAGCGCGTAATACAGCCAGTGGCCGATGGAGCCGTCGCGAACGTAGACCTCAGGCGAGCCCTCTGCGGCCGTCTGCTGGATGAACGTGTTGCCACGGTCGCGCGTTGCGTCCGTCTCAGAGAGGTTGTCCGTCTGGCGGCTCGGGCCGATGGATCCGCCGGAGAGCGGGTTCTTGATCGAGGTCGCGACTGCGATGGTGCCGGGCGTGCCCTTGACCGTCTGCTTCTGCGCGAGGACCCATGCTACGTTGCCCTGGAGACCAGCCATTAGGCGTCACCCTTCTTGTCGGTGGTGGAAGACTTGGCGACGCCCGTCGCCTTCTGGGACTTTGCTGCGTCGTGCTCGTCGTCGGCCGCGAGAGTCACAGCGACGTGGTCCCCGACCTCGATGCTCTTGCCCTGGTCGAGGCCGGCGTCGATTGCGACACGGGGGCGCTCGTTGACCTTGGCCTCCTCGACCTTCTTGATCTCCTCAGGATCGAATGGCACGCCAGCGTCCGGACCGAAGCCGCTGAGGGCGTCGCGCTCCGGGTGCTCAGCGAGGGTGTCGAGCGCGTACTTCTGCTGCTCGCCCTTCGGGTACTCGACGGAGAGCCACGGGTGGGCCTCCGCGTATCCGATGACGGTGCGATCGTCGGTCTCAAGCGAGGACTTGGCGGAGCCGCCGAGTTCGAACTCGACCTGCCAACCGTAGAAGCGAACAAGCTCGTCGGGAGCTAGTTCAGAAAGAGTGACCTTGGCCATGCCCACATGGTACGGGCAGGCCTGCCAGGATCAGCCGGTTGTCTCCACCAAGGCGCTGTTGTTGCCGTAGGCACGGATGGTAGCGAAGAAGCGCGTCTTGTTCCCGGTAGGGTCACGCGGGTAACGGATCTCCGTGATCTGGTAGTACCACGCCTGCGACGTACCGAAGTGCGGGCTGTTGGCAGTGCGGATTGCACGGCGCAGCCGCTCGGCGTAATTGGTGATGATGCGCGGGTCGACCGTCTGCGACGGGTTCACCTGAAGGTTGTAGCCACCCTGGAAACGCACCTGGATCCAGGTCTCCAACACGAGCCCGTTGGCCGCGTTCACCACGTCACCGCGCTCGTCCGTGGAGATCCCGATGACGGTCCCCTGCGACCCTAGGGACTCGTGCAGTTCATCGTGGATCGCGACGAGGCCTTCGGCAGCGAACTCGGTGTCGATGATGGTCTTGAGCGCGTTGGCGCACTGCTCGTATGAGGAAGTCGTAGGCATAGGCTAACCAGGATACTTGGCGGCGGCGATGGACATGACGCGTGCCATCACTGCCGAGTAGGCAGGACGGAGATACGGCTGTGCCGCGTTGCCGGGGTGGCGGATCGTGTTGCTGCCGGGGATCCACGGGCGGCCCATGGCGTCCCACCAGAAGGAGACCTGGCCGGTGATGTCGTGGGGCACAGCGCCAAACTCCTGCGGCAGCGCGTGACGCGCCTTGCAGCCGAACTCACCAGAAGTCGCACTGAGCATGCGGTGGTACATGCCGGCGCGCAGTGTGACGGTGCGCGGGTCAGCCTTGTGGCCAGTCGGCGCTAGACCCTTAGCCAGATCCTCGCCCTCCTTGATTGCCTCCTCGACGGTCTCAGTGGCGGCACGCTGGCAGGCGCGGATGAACTGCCCCAAGTTGTTACGGGCGATCACGCGGCTAGAGACAGCGACGTCCATTAGATGTAAATCTTCTGGTAGTTGGCAAGCAGGTCCATCGAGCGCTGCGGCAACGCGTTGAGGATCGTCGACGTGGAACCACGGTAGCCAAAAGACTCGCTGAACGACTCGATGGCGTGCGCAGTTACTGGTCCGGCCGACGACGACGTAGTGCTGAGCCAGTCTTCGACCGCCCAAATTGCCGCCTGCTTGACATCGTCCGGGACTGTCGGCCAGCCCCACAGCGCGTTGACCTTCACCATCGGAGGCTGGACACCCCAGCGGCCCTCGGCCGCGAGCACATCCACGTTGCGCGTGAAGCCCATGTACGGCGACCCGCCCCATGCAGTGACCGACGGCATGTAGATGTAGTAGTAGACCGGCGAGTCATCGCGTCGCTGGGGCATGCCGCGCCACAGGGCAACGTCGACCACCTGGTCGGTCCAGCCAACGGTGGTCAGCGTGACCGTGTTGATCGTGGCGGTGTCGTCGATGTCGACGTAGCCGCTGCCGTCGTACTCGAAGGTGCGGTCTTCCGTGACAATCGCCGAGGCGAAGTCGCGCGCGGTGTAGTTGCGGATCGCCGCCGAGACGTACTTGAGCGCTGCGTTGACCTGAGTGTCGTATGCGGTGTCGACCGAGGTGTACCTCGTCGCGTCGCGATACTCCTGGAGCGTGATGAGGTCGGCCATGGTACGAGTCTACCAACGACCGAGGCCGCCCCTAGGGGCGGCCTCGATGGTGTCGGGTGTGCGGTGTAAGTTGCTAGCGGGCTGTCGGCCTGTACCAGCCGGCGTTGGCTGCGCCAACAGCGGCGGCGGTGCGGTACACGTACGTCGTGGACTTGCCGTTGGCGCCCATGACGATGGCAAGCTGCCCGTCGTTCGCGCCCGTTACGGCCACCATTGCGGCGTACGTGGCGTAGACGTCTGCGAAGGCGGCCATGGGCTACTCCCCGTCAGCGGCGTCCGCCAGCTGCTCCTCAGGCGTGCCCGCTGCGAGATCGTGGATCGGCAGGTGCACGTCGGTGACGAGAACGGACGGGATCTGGACTCCGTACGGTCCGGTTGGGTCGGTGACGACCTTGTCGGTCAGCACGTAGACCTCCTGGACCGGCTCGCCGCCCTGGGAGGCTGCAATGCCGGGCGCGATCATCGCGTCCTGCGTGACGACCTCGACCTCGCCGACCTCGTCGGCTACGCCGCCGACGGAGACGTGATCTCCGACCGGGACCTGGCCCTTGGCGACGACGTCCTCGACGCTGACCTTGGAAGCGACTTCCTTCTTCGGGCCGTCGAGCTTGTTGACGTCGGTGTCCTTGGACTCTGCCTTCTTGGTTTCAGCCATGGTAGTTGTCCTCCTGAGGACTAGATGCCTGCGAGTGCTGCGCCGCCGACGATGTTGAACGCGGAGGTGGTGCGTGCGGCGGTGAAGCCGACGCGCTCCTCAGCGCGGAAGATCGTCGCGTTCTGGGTGAACAGGAAGTGCGCCGACTCGTCGACGGTGATGCCCTGGCGGTCGAGGATCAGAGCCTCGCGGAAGTCGCCGACGATGACGCGGGACTCCGTGCCGCCACCGAGGGTGGTTGGCATGCGGTTGGTGGTGTAGACCGGGTAGCCCCACAGCTGCTTCTGCGGACCCTGGTAGAACGTGCGGTTCTGGCGGACGTCAGGGTTGGCCAGGTTCGGGTCACCGAACACGTAGCCGCCTGCGGTGGTCTTGAGCTTGAGGATCGCGGTCCAGGTGCGAGGGTGCATCAGGATCCCGGTCGGCGAGCCGTGGCCGCCCTCGACCGTTGCGATCGAGTCCAGGATTCCGTCGATGACGGTCGCGATGCCGCCGGTGGTCACCGAGGTGACGGCGATGCCGGCGGTGTTCAGGATGCCGAACGGCTGACCGGTACCGGAGCCGTTGAGGAAGGCCGTCTCCTCAAGCGCGACGAGGCGCTTGGCGATGTCCTGGATGGCCAGCTGATCGATGCCCGGGTTCGAGTCGGCGAGCAGCTGGTTGGACACGACTGCCAGGCCGGCGGCCGTGAAGATGTTCGCCGTGACCGACGCGGTGGTCAGCGTGGTTGCCGATGGCTTCTCGGCAAGTTCCGCTACCCAGCCGGCGGTCGTGGTAAGACCAAGCTGATCCAGCTGGATCGCGTTGGTCGTGACGTTCAGCTTGGAGCAGAGCGGACGAAGAACGTTGTCGGACTCGCGGGCGAGGACGATCTGGCGCTCGATCTGTGGACGGACCAGGAAGCCACCCGTGTTGGACACGGTGGAGCCTGCACCGAACAGTGCGCCCGTGACGCCTTCAGAGATACCGGAGAGGGCCTTGCCGTCCTCGTTGATCTCCAGGCGCTGCTCGCGCTGGTAGGCCTCGTCGAAGCCGTGGGTCAGACGCTCGCGCGCAGTACCGTCGCCCTTGTTGGAGCGCTTGATGTCGCCGAAGAAGGAGCGCTTCTTCGCCGAGCGGAAGGCTGGGGAGCCGTCGAGCGCCTTGCCCTCCTCGTACTGGTAGGGGTCGTCGTCGTGGTTGCCGTTCTCGTCCGTTGGGAGGACGAAGGCACCAGCCGGCTTGCGGAGGTCGGCGATGACGTTCTGGAGGGTCTTCACCTCTCCAGTGAGCGCCTTCATCTCCTCGACGCGAAGCTCTTCCTTCTGCTTGTCGATGAGCGGCTGTAGCTCAGTGCGCAGGTCGGAGATGAGAGCCTTGGACTCCTCGACCTTCGAGGGGTCCTGCTCCAGGGAGGTGGCGACCGAAGCGATGCGCTCGTTGAGAGCGTTGATCTGCTCGGTGACCAGTTCGAAAGGCGTCTTCTCGGGCATGGGAAGAACTCTAAGCTACGCTGTGACAGCTTCCGCACCAGCAGGTGCAGCGTCGCTTGTTGTGTCGCCCTCGGCCGGCTTGTCGTCCTTCTCCTCGTCCGTCTTCTGCTCGCCGCCTAGAGCAATCGCCGCGATCTTGGTTACAAGCCCGTCAAGCTGTGCGACCGCTGCGCGGACCTGCTCCTCGAACTCCATGACGCCCGCGCGAATGTCGTCCTTCTGTTCCTGGGTTGCCGGGAACTCGATGTCGGAGAGCGCCTTGCCAGCGACCACGTTGAAGCGCGGACCGGTGTGAACCGGAGCGGGCGTGATCGAGATTTCGGTGAAGTCCATGTCGGTGATCTTCGGGCCACCCTCCATGAGGGCGCGCTTGAAGAAGCCCTGGACGCTCAGTCCGTTGAAGGTGCCGCGCTTGATCTGCTCGTAGATGACACCGAGCGTCGGGTGCTTGCGAACCGCACCATCGACGCGGGCGCGCATCTTGAGGCCCTTGCCGTCCTCCTGGAGGTCCAGAACCTTACCAAGGACATCTGC